GTATTTATTCGGGAGTTGGTGAGACTGCCTGACTCGTTGCCTGGTCGGGAGCGCATACGTCTGGTGCTACAGGAAGCGAGGACGACATCCGCCTAAAAAAGCGCCCATCCCACCCAGGCAAATCTACAAGCTCGCCTTCTCCCACCCCAGCCAAGTATGCGATGGTGAAGGGGGTGGCCGCATGATACACTCCCAGCTCCAATTTCAGTGCGGCCCTAATTCGGCGTTCAGCATCCCAAACAGGGGGTAAGCCAAACCAGCCCATTCCTGCTGCTAGGGTGTGATACGCCGCTTCACTCTCCAGGTGAGTTGCCCAACACGTCTTCTCCCTCACTAACATCTCATCCTCTTGGGCTGCCCCTACGGGCCTTCCGCACATGGGGCAAAAAGAGTTCAGAAACTCTTGGTAGGTGTACTTCATTTTTCTCCCTCTGCTGTCGCCCACATATCACACAGTGCCAACACTCATCAAGTGGATTCCAGTAACAATTTACATTGGCTGGCGAGAAGGGGGCGCAGTGATTGCACTTTCGCCACCTCTGCTCTAGCATATTCCAATGGGTAAGATGTCAGTGACGCAGGCCCTCGGTATGCACTGCCAATTCAGTATTACGTCCTCACTTATGCCCTGGGCCAATTTCACCACCCTCTCATCCTTAGAGATGAGAAACCCTACACTCTCCACCTCCGCCAGCTCAAATATGTCTGGGTTTTGTGGAAACCAACCTGCTGCCGAGCACGTATCTAGCCACTTGACCAGCACTAGATGGAACTCATGTTGCCCCAGTCCTTTCCCATCTGTATCGCTACAGGTAAGACAATGGGCATTAGTCCCAGTGTCATAGTACCCAGGGTCTGTATTGATTGATTGACTTGACATTCTTCTACCTCCAACACTAGCTCGTCGTGTATGCTGAGGACAAGTCCGCTGGTCTGAGCAGCTACTCGCTGCATGGCCAGCTTGATAACCGTTGCGGCTGGCCCACTAATGAGAAAGTTAGCTGCTGCACGTACTGCGGCCTGCCTGTCCAGGGGGCTGGCTGACCAGACTCCTGGGAACATTCTTCTTCTACCAAACCAGTCCCTTAGCCAGCCCTGCCTCATTACCTCTTCTTCGACCCGCTCCGCATAGCTGGCTAGTCCAGGAAACATCCTGCCCACTTCCACATGAGCCTGACGTGCCCGATTCAGGTCAATCCTAGCATCTATCTCATGTATCTTTTGCCAGCCACACCCATACAGCCTTGCGAGAAAGTAGGTCTTTGCTGTGAACCACTCGACCTCATCCCGCTTCGTAATAGGTCGACCATACAGTAGCTCCCCAAACACGGAATAGGGCGCAACCCCCTGGTCAAACAAAGCAGTCAGGGCAGGCTCCGGTGCGACCAGTCCAGTAATGCGTGGTTCCTCTTGCCCAATATCTCCCGACACCAACACACACCCTGGCCTCGCCACAATGCACTGACGGACTCGCTTGGCCCACACTGGGTTGCCATGATGTGGCACTTGTTGCAAGTTTGGTACTGAGCAGGACAGTCGGCCTGTACCTGGAGCATCCCTGGCCATTTCAGCCCGCTCATAGTGTCCGGCCTGATTGAACTGGGGGTGGAGCCGCCCATCGGCTGACCTTAGCTCCAGGAACGACCTAGTATATCCTTCTAGCTTTGCCATCTCCTTAAATCCTAGAAGCGAGTCGATGAGAGGGGGGTTCCACTCCCTCACCCCATTCAGCGCCGACTCATCTGTAACAAGCTGGTTCTTTGTCGCAGTGCGGGAGCTAATTGGGCAGCCTAGCTTCTCCAATGCCCAGGCAAGCTGCTCGTGACTGGCGAGGTTAATGGGGCCAAGGATGGTAAGGGTGGCCTGCCTGTACTCTTCCTTCCTGGCCAGGATGTCGGAGTGTAGTGTGAGAGTTGCTTCTTCGTTGACCAGGACGCCACGCTCTTCCATACCAATAAGGACGTAGACAAGTGGCTTTTCCACATCTTCGTAAAGCCAGGTCAGTCCCTCCCTCTCTAGTTGTGGCTGGAGAATGAGCCACAGGCGAAGTGTATTATCCGCATCTCCAGAGGCATACTGGACTATCTCGGCAGGCTCCAACTCGCTCATGTCTCTGCCGCCAGTTACCTGACTGTAGGTGATTGGGTCAGTCGAGAGTAGCTGGCGGGTAAGAGATTTCAGTCCCGTGCTCAAATATCCTAGTAGGTAGGCTGCAATTTTCGTATCCTCGAAGGGATATACTTTGATGCCAAGCCTGTTCAGTCGGCCCAGGTCAAACTTGGCATTGTGAAAGACCTTCACCCATTCCCCCGATTCGAGTATGTCTTGCATGTCTGGGCCAGGCACGCCTTCCACATACGCCGCCCTGCCTGCCTCAGTCGCTAGGGAGTATCCTATTATCTCCGCCTCATGCACAATGAACTTGCCCAGGCGGGTTGGGCTGGTCGTTTCGGTATCGAAGCCGAGTAGTCTAGGCATGTCTCAAGCACTCCTCTAGCAGCGCTATCGACTTACGGTTGTTGGCAAGCCGTGCTTTATTTATACGCCGCTGAGATTTCTGGGCACGCCGCTCGCCCTTTAGTTGAGCCATGCAAGAACCTCACTACTACTCAGTAGCTCGTACTTAGACTCTGGCTCCAACTGTAACGTTAATTGCCCTTTTAGTTTAGTCCAGTCCTCAACGATAATTGGCCAGAGCCCAGGCTTGTGGAGGCTGGCTGCGGGGTGGTACATGGTGACGAGGGTATAGGTGGTGCCCTTGTGGGTAATGGGCTGGGCCTTGCCGTGGTCGAGGCCGAGATGCAGGCCAGGGTCAAACGCACGGCCTGCCTTCTCCCCCAGCGTAATGATGACTTGTGGTTTCACCAAGTCTAACTCCCTGTCCAGCCATACCGTACACGCATGTATTTCGGAGATGCGTGGCCGACGGTTGCCTGGTGGCCTGTGCTTGACTAGATTGGTCACGTAGACCTCGGCACGCTTCCTTCCCACCAACTTGTCGAGGCACAGCCACAGGCGCTCGCCCGACTTCCCAACGAACGGACGGCCACTTCGGTTCTCCTCTCGGCCTGGCGCTTCCCCCACCACCATCCAGTCACAGGGTATTGGGCCTTCTCCCCTCACTACCTGGTACGCTTGCTCGTGGAGCGGGCAGGCACGACAAGCCCACAACTCCTTTCGCAATTCTTCTAGCTGTCCGGCCATAGCCCTCTCTGCACCAACAGCCCGATGATTGCATAGTTTGCCAGGTCTTTCCACGCATCCTCAACCATTAGGTCTTCCCAAGCCTGGCTGGAGGCATGGGGACGACAGAAGCCAAGGCTGCACCCCTCATGTGCGTGTGTTATTCGAGCGAGCTTATCCGACATCCGTACCACCACCCCATGTATGCCAGAGGCAACAATGTTAGAAGGCCCGTAAGCCCTATGCCTCTCCAGGAACAGGTCTTGTAACTCTCCAAGCAAGTTATTTAGTGTTACTTCCAGGTCGGCGGTGGGACGGTTCGTCCCACACCAGTCACCATGTAGTGGTTGTATCCCTATTGTCGTCTCACCAGTAGCGGTGGTCATCTCTGGTCTGTGCTGATATATTCCTGCCGTTGTTTCGCTCATATTATCGTTATATCCCCCTTCTTCTCTGCTTGAATGAGGCTGCTGCCCTCGGACTTGGGACGAAGCTGAAACTCATACTTAACGTGGCGGGTGTTGCGGTGTACTATCTCTACTGTGACTGCATCCCCACGCAGCAGGTAGTGCAGCCCCCACCGCTTATCTAAAATGATTAGCGGGGCTGGCTCCCACACCACCTCACCTGTCTCCACATTCTCCAGGCGATGAGGACTATTTCGTAACGCCCCATACTCCACGTCGACCACCTGGCTGGTGAGGTAGAGAGGGCTGGGCCATCCCTGCCTTTGCATCACCACCCGCACTGCCGAATAGTGCATCGCTGGCTCGTTTTCCTTGCGTACCATCCTCACGTCAGCCAGTAACCCTTTTATCCGCTTGCGACGCTCACCATGTGCATGTGCTGGAATGTTTGGAAACAAGTCGTCGGCTAGGAAATAGGCCAGCCCATCAATGAGCGAGCCTACCCAGAGCACATCCCCCGCTTCCGGCTTGTACTGCTCCCATATAATTTGGGCCAGGTCTTGAGGAATCATCCTAATACCCCAGTATGTCTGAGTCGGTATTGGGCACGTCCTCCTGCCAGTCCAGTACCATCTTTACTATCGAGTTGAACGGAAAGTAGTAGGTAACAAAGTTGCCTGGGCCTCGTTTTACCCTCACTCCGAATATTGGCCCCAGGGTCATTATACTTTCCACATCCTTTATGACCATTGTTTCGGTGATGGGTGTCCCATCAGCCAGGATTGCCTTCATGGTTTCTATCTTGAATGTGCCGGTTGCTAGAGCCATAAACCTCCCCTGCCATCCTCCAATTAAGTTTACCGGAGTCTGGGTGGCCCCACTCAGGGGCCACCCGTTTGAATCCCGCTCTATATCTTTCCTTGCCAGACGCACCCACAGGTTGCATCGGGTGCTTCTGGGCCTATCGCCTTGATGCGTGTGTTGACTCGCTTCTCGAAGTTCACCATACTCTCTACCAGCTTTACTCGTGCGTAGAAGGTGGTGTGCTCGATAGCCACGCCAATCTCGTTCATCATTGCCTCGGCGGTCTCGATGCCTGACTTGCTCCGATTTACCTCAGCAAGTCTCCTTGTGAGCAGGATGAATGGGTATGTATCTCCGCTCATAGCGGACTGAAGCTCTTTCATGCGTCCGTAGAAGAAACGGTGTGCTCCGTCATCCGCCTCGGCCTCGGTCTTTTTTCCATTCCCACCAGTCTTTCCAAACGCTCGGAAGAAGTCACTTTGCTTCATGTCTTCTTCTACTCCGCACACCACCTTGTACTGTAGACGTAGGTAGGGCAACCCCTCAGCGTCCTTGTGTACCTCATACCCGTCCACGACCATGTGGTATGTGCCTGCGGGCAGGCCGTCGAACTGGCCATATCCCGTCTCTTCCTCGAACTTACGCAGTTCGGCCAGTATTTCTTCACCTATTGGCATATACTCCCTCCATTTTCTACTGTTATGGTCTCGTCTTCGACTGGGTAGAGTCTGGGCAGGTACGGGAGCTGGGGTGGATAACCAGTCAGCTTGATGTAGTCCTCGAAGATGGTCAATATGGCCTTTTCACAGACCTCAGAGTCAAGCTTCCTGGTAAACCCATTCCACCATTCCCTACCAGCCATCACTACTTCGGTACACCAGGCATCATACCTGCCAAGTAGCTCCCACAGCACCTCTTGAGATTCACTGTACGTCTCATTCAGCATTTTTTCCCTCTAGGGCTTGCATAATATCAGACCAGTTCGGGTTGTCCAGATAGCCTGGATGCCCTGCTGCCAACAACCTATGCTCCCAGCAATTCTTCACGAAATAGTCGTTGCCGGAGACAAGGTGGACTCGGTGGGTCGGCACCTCGGTCAGCTTCCCACCCCTCGTCTGCTTGGTCATCAAGGTATCACAATGTAGCACCAGGTTGGCGTAGTTGGGCATGTTGAACTTTGTCCACCTGCCACTGATGCCAGGATAATACTCGCTGGATAGGAAGTCTGGGTCGCCCTCGACAAACACCTCTCCCTTCTTATTCAGTATGTCGTCTCGCTTCTTGTCGATGCGGGCCGTCCAGATGGCAGTGCTAGCTAGGGCGATTGGGCTGGTCAGCCTTGTTATTGCTACGAACGCATCTTTCAGCCCTTTATACTGGGTCATGTTGTCCTCGCCCTCGTGGTCGTGTAGGTACAGCAAGCTCCACTCCGAGTATCCATCGAACACCCATGGCCCAATCTGCTCTCCCTTCCTTATCTCAGCCAGCGCAGCCAGCATGTATGCAGCAAACTCCTTGTGAGTGGAGAATTGATGTATGTTTGCTTCTGGGACTAGCACAGCAGGGTTGCTCTCCGCACCGAACCTAATCCAGCGCCCGTTCGATGTTAGCTCGCCGGTGAGTGGGTTGCAAAAGCTGGTTAGGGCGGTGTAGGTCTTGCCAGACCCACCAAACCCGTACAGTATCGCACTAAGATTCATTTTCACCCCCTTTTTCTGGTTCCAAGTTTATCACAACGTTTGCTTGCCTGTCAACCCTTCTGTGCCAATTAGTTTCAATCTCATACTCCCAGTCCCCTCCAGTCAACCGTATCTCGTCTATGTCACGGTATGGACAATAGAGACAATGCCAGCCCTCGCTGGGTGCGGTTGTGCTACCTACACTCCTTGCCTTCTCCAGCATCAAGCCTCTAGTCTGCTCCAGTATTGGGGCAATCATCTTTGGTTCTTCTACCCAGGCCAACCCCCGCTTCTCCGTGCTAACGATAATGTGCTGGTAGAACACATCACTTGTCTTGTAATAGTCTGCCAGTAGCACCGCATAGAAAGGTAGTTGCAGGTTGTAGGTTGACTCGACCTGCAACTTGTTGCTCCACTGGTAGCCCTTGCTTCCTGTGGTCTTGAAGTCGGTGACAAGGATTTGGCCGGTGGGGAGTAGTCCATACAGGTCGGGCTTGCCCACTACCTCGTACTCTCCATACGTTACGGAGATGAGCTGCTCAGTCACCGGATAGAGAAGGGAGAGTGCATCCCAAGGCATATTCCCTACTGCCACGGCTAGCTTTGTTTCCGCCGCCACTGTCTGCTCTGGGTGGTTGGCCTGGATGTAGAGTCTTGCCGCACTTAATACCGCCTCTCGGTCAGTCAGCCCGCTCTCCATCCCAAAGTGTATTGCACTACCGACGATTGGGGCGATGGCCGAACCGGATGGGTCGTTGCGTACGAGTCGGCGTTGCCACTTGTAGTCCCATTTCCAGGGGCACTCTCCCCAGTCCTCAAACTCAGTTATACGTACTTTTTTCATTGGGTGACTCGCCATGCCACCTGAGTGCCAAAGTTGAACTGGACTGGCGGCTCCAAACCCATATACTCAGTAAACGCTTCCGCATCCACACTCTCCCCAAATATCGCAGTGTCCAGTATCTCCCTCATTGAGCCAAATTTTCTTGCCATGACCTTGAACTCACTTTTCCGTTTCATTTAACTCCTTCCTTTTTGCTAGGATGGTGGGGCCTACCCCCCTAACTTCCATCCATAACTTCTCTTCACAGGTTAGTGCAGTAACCAGGTTGTTGTTGCAGAGGAGGGCGATTTCCCTAGCAAGGCGTGGCCCGAACCGGCTCCCTTGCATCAATCGCCATAGTGCTAGCGCACATCCAGTCAGGGGTGGCTCAGCTTGCTTATCATGCCCTGCGAGTGGCGAAAGTAGGTGACGGCCTGGCTGCAAGGTTGCACGCAGCGCCCTCAGCATATCCCAGTAATCACCTGGAGTGTCTGGTAGCCATGCCAGTACCACCCCTAACACCTGCATCTTCACCAAGTCCAGTGCCAACTTCTCCAGCCAAATATCTGGGAGGCCCCCCCTTAGCCCCAACACCCCTATGTCCGCTTCCAAAGCAATTCGCCTTAGTTGCCTCTGCATCCGATGGCTAAACCAACTATTTACCAGGTCAGGTGGCTTCTTCTCTTCAATCAGGATGAGCTGGCCCACCTGATTTACCATCAATATGTCGCCCACGGGCAACTGACATTTCTGTGCATCCACTGGCAATCCGTAGTCGTGCTGCCTTGAGTCAATGTACATGGTGGTGGCGGGGCCAAGTATACGCTCGCCCAGCAGCAACTGTCCATCCGACATCCTGTATACTCTAGCCATGCAAGCTCACCAGTCTTCGACGTTTATCCTTCTTGTCTACTGTGCTGTGGACTTGGCCTGAGCGTTCTAGTGTCGCCCTGACGTTCTCGATGGTGCGACGACCCAGCCCACAAATCTCCGCTACCTCATCGTCGAGCGTACGTGGCGACATGCTCCCTCTTTCCAACAACTCCAGCATCACTGTGGCTGGGTCGGTATCTGCCACCACCATCCTTTGTCCATCGAACCTGACTACACGGGCGGGGGGTAGGCCAGCCCTTCTCATCTTCTCCCATCTCAATATGACCTCCGGCCCATCCCTTGCTTGCCTTACTGCAAGGATGGTGTCAGGCCAGCCAATGAGATTGGAGTGGCCCCGCAGTCCTATATACCCATCCGAGTCGATGGAGATGGATGCTTTGGTCTGGTGATGGGTTAGGATGACAGACAAGTTGTATTTCTCTACCAGCCAGTCCCAATGCCCTAGGAAATCGCTGGTGGCCTGGTCGTCATTCTCTCCCCCACTCATAAACTGGTATATGGGGTCGATAATTAAGATGTCAGGCCCATACTTCTCCGCCAGCTCTGCCATGTGAACCCACCTTGCCTCGTTGATGAGCTTCCGGTCACGCCCTGCCATAATGATATGGAAGCGGCCTAGTGTGGGCTGGCCGGACGAAATACCCTTCGCTCTTGATGCGTACATCGCTGGTACGCCTTCCCCTACCACATACAATACCTTGCATATTTGGGCAAAACTGTAGTTCAGCCAGTCTAGGCCAGCCGCAGCGCAATAACCAAGCTGCTGCATTAGGTAGCTCTTGTAGCTGCCTGGTGCGCCATACACGATGGCCCGACCTTGTGGGAATAGCACACCTGACTCACCCTCCGCCAGCAATGGTCTGTCTTCGGGCCAGTCCCCACCTACCAAATCATCATGGTCAAGAACTGGCCACTCCTCACTAATCGAACTCCGGCGGGGGAGACGGCTGCGTGAGGGATTGTGACTGTCCTCCATCATCGAAGTCAAGTGGTAGCTGGACGGGAAGTACATCATGTTTGTCGGTCAGGCCAAGCAGGTTGATGTATGGCTGGCCGTCGTGAAGGATGCCTCGTGCGTCCACCCCCAGCAGCTTGAACTCATTGACGATACGAAAGATGTCGGCCCGTTCAAACTGGATTGTCAGGTCAACCACGTAGTTGGGGGTGTGTCCGGCCTGCAACCGCCGCACCATCTCCGGTAAATCTGAAATCACCATAACTCCTCTCCTATTAGGTCTGAGTCCTCATTTTCTGAGCACCCTTCTGTAATAACGTACTTTGGCACACGCTTGCGATGGCTATAGCCAGCCAGGTATTCGTCTTGCAGGTATGGGCCTAGCGGCATGACGGGCAGGTAGAGTGGCCTAGCACACGCACAGCACACCAGTGCACCCAACCATGCATCAAAGCAGAGCAGCCCCCCACATCTCATACAGTTCTTCATTGCTCCTCCAAATCACTGAGTCCAGTCACACATCCCCGAATGTTGGACTCAGGACGCCTAGCCCCCAAGTCGTTCGCATCAACAATACACCTTGCTTCGGCCTTGTTAATCCCAAATGCCTGGGATAGTATATCTGCTGCGAGTGGATGGGTACAGGGGTATACATAGCCAAGAAGGTCGGCCCCCACCCACCCAGCAAAACAGACTGGCCTACCAGTGAATATGTCGTGGAGCCTGTCCCGTCCGAGTTTAATGCCACGGGTATGCAGGCTAGTCAAGTAATCTAGGATTGTATTTTGTTGTGATGCGTTCATGGTTACTCCGAAACTGGGCAGAAGTCTAGGTACTTTCTTATCCCATCCTCTGGTCGTGGCCCGCCCACATCGTTCGCATGAATAATACCCGCTGCTTCAACCCGTTTAACCCCAAACGCTCTGGCTAGTACCTCGGTTGCTGAGTCATAGTATAGGTAGGGATAGTAAAAATCTTCCATTACGTGTCCAGCAAAACAGGCTGGTCTATTATTTTCGTACAGCTTGTGACGCTTGAGTTGAATGTGCCTACGTTCCAGG